ACTATATTCTTGGCTAATAAAAGGTATTATTGCTGGATAACCACTTACATTAAATACTTCAAACTCTGCATACCACTTACCAGTTTTAGGATTTTGAAATGTAGAACGAATAGGTTGCTCATCAGGACCAGAAGCAGAAGAAGTAAAATGTAACATACAGTCTTCTACACTGGTACTGGTCGTACCCATTTCATATGGATTAAATGTAGCAAAGTTACGAGTTGGTGTATCATGGAATTGATTAGAACCATTGGTAGTATCAAAACCTGATTCAGTCCAATCATTAGTATTACCAGACTCATCATCTCCAAGATCATTCTTGTCAGCAAAATCTAAGTAAAAGCCATTGTTTCCAAAAGTTAGACCACTAGGATCTTTTGGAACCCAATTATTTGTAGTTGTATCTACTTGTCCAAAATCATCAGCATCAAGAACCTGACCGTCACACCAGCAATACTCTGCCATATAACCATCAAACAGATAATTACTTGCTGTAGATGATCCTGCTCTGCCACCTATAGTACATGCTATAGTATCTTGACCTATTTTAAATGCAGTTGCAAATGTAGTGTTTATTGTTCCGTTATCTGTAATATTAACTCCATCTAAATAAACATCAATACGATCACCAGACGTACCATTATCAAGATCAAAAGATATAACTAAATTATGCCATCTATCTATATCAAGTTTTTCCTCACTAGATGTCCACTCACCATTACTACCACCATTTAAAAGAACTTTAATGTCTCCATCTGATTCTATTTTTATAATATCTCCACTTGTATTTTCTGCCATCATAAAGTGATGACCAGCCGTTCCAAAGTTACCAGATTGTTTAAACCATACCGATAGAGTTCCATCTGTAGATGAACTAGCTGTAGTACTAAATGTTTTATCTAATTCACAAGTATCTTCTTTTTTAAATGCTGCTGAGTTTGCAACACTATAAGATTCTGTTATAGCTTGTCCTAAACCTACTGTTTGTCCTTTACCATTACCAAGATATGCAAATGTATCAAAATATTGTTGAGGATTTTTAATTGTAGGTGTTGTTAAATTAGCTGCACTTAACTCTTTAAAACCTGATGAAGGAGTTCCAGAAAGATTAGAGAATGTAGAAGTAACTGCTGTTCCAGATGCATAAGGAGCAGCCCAAAAATGCAAACTATCATGACCACTTAATCCAACAGTATTAGATGCACCAGTTGCAGCAGGAAATATTTCTGTTCCATCATCAAAAAATTCTATGGTATCATTGCTAGCATCATACTCTACTCTCATTAATGATGTACCAGAGGCTCCTCCTGCATCTACAACAACACTTCCATTTCCAATTATTTCTCCAGTACCAATATTATAACCATAACCATATGTTTGTCCTGACGTAGCATTATGATTACCCATCTGACAAACTCCTATCATAGCAAAAGTACCCGTGTTTTTTACAAATTCACATACCCATTTACCACTTGTAGGTATTGCCATTGTAGAGATTGACCAATTATAAGCATCACTACTTCCAGTAAATTTCAAATTACCTTGTGAAAGTGTACCACTTCCTTTCCAAAGTGGTGTTAATACACATTGATTAGCTGTAGGAGTATCAGTAGATTGATCACCAGAAGCTAAATTATTAGCTGTAAAATCATTATTATTTCCTGAAACATCATTACCAAGATCACTAGAGTCAGCAAAATCTAGGTAAAAACCATTATCACCAAAAGTTAAAGTACTAGGATCTTTTGGCCTCCATATATTATTACCATCATATTCACCAAAATTTTCTGGACTATAAGCTTGACCATCACAAAAAACACATTCAGCTAAATATCCATCAAAATAATTTGACGAACCTGCTTGCCTACCAATATATTGAGTTGCTCCACCTTTATTAACAACTCCTGTAGATCCGTCAGCAGGGTCAGTATAAGTAGCAAAACTTCCAACAAGTTTTCCATTAACAAAAAGTTTCATTCTTTCTGTTGGAATATCATTATCAGAATCATAAATTACTACAAAATGATACCATGCATGAGGATCACTTAATAAATTATTAGTTCTTAAAAGTGCTGTTCCTCCAGAAGTTCCATCTGATTCTACATTTATATATAACATATCATCATCACCAGTGGAAGTAGAAGGATACCCATAGAATTGCATATAAGATGTACCAGTGCTATGTACTGACAATCCCCATGTTTGTCTAATATCTAAGGATCCTCTTTTTACCCAAGAAGAGTAAGTCCATTTTTTTTGATTAGTAGGAGTTTCACTTGTTCTTGAAAAATTAGCAGAATCTCCTGAAGCAAGTATTACACTATTACCAACACTAAAAGCTGTACTACCTGATGTAGCTGCTGCTGCACCCATCAATAAGTTATTTTGAAAAACCATTAGCTATATTCCTGTGATAAAATTGCTTGTATATTTTCACCTGTATCGTCACTTGAAATCGAAGCAACAATATAATCCAATCTATCTACGGCTCCATTAGATGTAGAAAAGGTTGGATCTGTACCTGCTGGAAACTTCCAACAAGCATTCCATGATAATGTACCACTACCACCTGACTGTACAAAGAAGACACTGCCTACCTGACCTACCCTTGCATTGGTTGGTCTAGCCATAGTATGTGCTGCTGTAACAGTTGTTAAGAAATTCTGTGCTGTGCTAAAGTTTAGAGATACTGACGTTACTCCATTAATAGCTGTTGTATGTACAGTAGCAGCACCTGATTTACTAAGTTGTAATAATCCTTCAAGAGAAGTATTTCCTGATACTCTGGCTGTACCTCCTACACCTAAATTACCTGTCATTGTAGTATTACCTACAATAGTAACTGTTCCACCAACATAAAGATTAGTACCTATAGATACATCACCACTTACCGAAACATCTCCATCAAAGTTAGCATTTCCTGTAGCTTGGAAAGTACCTCCTACAGATACATTGGTAGCTACATCAACATCTCCTGATACTGAAACATCTCCCTCAAATACTGCTTTACCTACTACAGTAACTGTAGAACCTAGTTGAGTAGCACCTGTAATTGTTGCTGTACCACCTACAGATACATTACCTGCTGTATCTATATTGCCTGATACGGATACATTGCCATCAAATACTGCATTGCCAGTTACTTGAGATGTTCCACCTACTGAAACATTACCACCTAAATCTACATTACCTGATACAGAAACACTATCTTCAAATATAGCAGCACCTGCAACAGTTACTGTAGATCCAAACTGACTTGCTCCTGTAGCTACAAGTGTTCCCCCTATAGATGCATTCGTAGCAACATCTATATCTCCACTTACAGATACATCCCCTTCAAATACAGCCTTGCCTACAACCGTTACAGTAGATCCTAGCTGTGTAGCTCCTGTAGCAGTAAATGTGCCTCCTATAGAAGCATTAGTAGCTACATCAAGATCTCCAGAAACAGATACATCACTTTCAAAAATACCTACTCCTGCTACTGTTACAGTTCCACCTACATAGAGATTACCACCTATAGTAGCATTATTAACTGATATATTACCTTCAATAGATGCTGTAATACCAGTAAGATTAGAGCCATCTCCAAAGAAAGCAGAAGCACATACCTTACTACTTACATGTACATCTCCCTTTACAGTTACATTTCCTCCTATAGAAACATTACCTGCTACATCCAGAGTACCTCCAACTGAAGCATTAGTGCTTACTCTCATAGCACCACCTACTCCAAGATCTCCTGTCATGGTAGTATTGCCTACAATAGTTACAGTACCACCTACAAAGAGATTTGTTCCTATAGATACGTCACCACTAACAGATACATCACCATCAAAGTTTGCATTACCAGTTATCTGAGCAGTCCCTCCAATGGATACATTACCTGCTGTATCTATATTACCAGAAACAGATACATTACCGTCAAATACTGCATTACCTGTAACCTGTGATGTACCTCCTACAGATAGATTACTATTTACATCCAGTGTTCCACCAAGACTTGTATTACCACTTACTCGAACAGTTCCTAGAAAACCTGAATTACCAGATACAGTTACTGTACTTAGAAAGTTAGCAGCACCTCCTACAGATAAAGTAGATGCTAGACTTGCTGCACCACCTACAGTTACAGTTCCACCTAGATTAGTATTGCCTGATACAGATACATCATCCTTAAAGGTAGCTGCTCCTACAACATTAAATGGTCCAGATACTGATACACTTCCACCTGCATGTATAAATCCCGATACTGAAATATTTGTAGCAATACCTAGTTCTGCTTCTACGTTACTAAGGTTTGAACCATCACCATAAAAATATGCAGCAGTTACATTACCACTTACTTCTACATCATCTTTAAAAGTAGCTTTACCTGTACCTGTTAATGTACCACCTACTGAAACATTAGTAGCTACATCTATATCCCCACTTACGGATACATCATTCTTAAATTCTGTCTTACCTGTTATCTGTGCTGTACTACCTACTGCAAGTGTACCACCCACTGAAGCATTAGTTGCTACATCAAGATCACCACTTACGGATACGTCACCTTCAAAGACAGCTTTACCAACAACTGTTACTGTAGAACCTAATTGAGTAGCTCCAGTAGCTGTTAGTGTTCCACCTATACTTGTATTACCTGCTGTATCTATATTACCAGAAACAGAAGTATTTCCTTTAACAACTACACTACCACCAAAGTTACCATCACCAGCTACAGTAAGACTGCTTACAGATACATCTCCACCTATAGAAGCTGTAATACCACTAAGATTAGAACCGTCACCAAAGAAAGCACTTGCACAAACTTTATCTCCTACAGCTAGTCCACCGTTTACACTTAAATCACTTGTTATCTGTCCTGTACCTACAACATTTATTCCTGATCTAGATACTTTTAGTGCTGTATTTGTACCATCTCCACTTTGAACATAAGCTGCTGAAGCTTGTACTCCAGTATTTGTTGTACTAGAATTTACAAGCAATAATTGCTTATAAGTTCCCGATATTAGTTTTCCTGTTAAATCTGTCATATCAAATCCCAAGCTCTATTGGCATCATCGTACTTTGTTGTATGCCTTGTTTCTTCTAAAGTAGTAGGATCAACTGTAATCCAACTGTTCTGTACATTCCATAGTGTTCCCCTACCACCATCATCAGGTCTAGGATTACGAATAGCAGGATTATCTTTTACATTTGGTACTCTATTCTGAGGATGGTTTTTTAAATCATACTGTCCTTCAAAGTCTTGAGGACATACCAATAACCCATAACTATTTAACCTCATTACTCTATGTGGATAAACAAATCCACACATATCACATACGGCTAATGCATTCTTTTGTGTAGCCATTAATTATAAAATGTTAGTCTAGGTATAAGATAGATACTGGATGTTTCTCTATCCTCTTGTAAAGCCCTTCCTAACACTTCCTCATAGTTAGTCTTTAACATTGCAATCTTTGTGTCTGGTACTAATGGTCTTTTCATAGACATATAGTAAGCCAGCCCACAAGTAAGAGCAGGTAAAAATCTTTTAGGAGCATCTGCATTTTGTGTAGCAGATTTATTTACATCCTGTAGTTCTTTAACTATCTCTAACTTTAAAGTATCTGTAGAGTTCTCTGGTATAGGCCAAACAGATAATGTTGGATTATCCCTTCCTCTACGAATAGTATATTGATTAGGTTTACCTGTTTGTGTCTTTGCAGGTATAAGCATATATTCTTCTGGAGTAATACGAGTAAGTTTTACATCTGTATCAGACCTACTAATTACAACCTCAAGAGCATTAATAGTGCTGCTATCCAGACTATAGCTAGTGACTGAAGTTGTAAGAGTAAAAGAAGATGTACTTGTAGACCAAAGAAGAACTCCTCTATTCTGCCAATCCTTCAGCATTAGATTAATAGAACGTCTAGCTGAAGCAGCTTCATTTGCAAGAGTACTCTCACCTCCTATCATTTCAGAGGCTTCTTGAATTACTTCATCTATATCTAGATTAAAGTTATATGTTCCTGATACTGCCATTATGTTCTATACCTTCTTGTTTTTTTAGCTATCTTCTTTGGTTGTCTAACGTACTGCTTTCCGGCAGCAGTCCCCTTTCTCTTTGCTCTGGTGGTCGATGCATACTCCTTTGCTGATAGCTTTTTTATTGCTTTCTCTGGAAGATACCTTTCTCCAGTTTTGCTCGATGGTTTTCCTGACTTGGTTCTCCATTTTTGCTTACTCCATTTACTTAACTTATTGCTTTTCTTTTTCTTACCTTTATATGTACCACCTGCATCTTTATAATACTTAACAGCTAACTGCATTGCTCTTGCTGAATGCTTACCACCCATCTTAGCTTTTGCTCTAGCTTTAGCAGCAGCCCACTTCTTAGGATCACGTTTAGTAGCTGTTGCCATTTTTATTGCCTTTCTTCTTCCTCTATACACTCTTTACATCTACAGTTTCGACAAACCACTATAGCTTTTTGATTAGGGTCAACAAACTTTTTTAAAGTTCTACCACAATGACACTCATGACCACAGTTGCCACAGTTGCCCATAAATTATTTTCCAACTTTTTTCATAGCAGCTTTATGTGCTGCCCCAAAAGTTTTACCTGCTCTCATCTCCTTTCTCATAAAAGCCATATGTTTTGGTGTATGATGTTTAGCATGTTTCTTCAAAGTATCTTTCTGTCTTTGAGTTAATGTTTTTGTCATTAACATCTCCATCTTTTTCTAGCTTGTCTTAATCTGCTATTTGGATTCTTAGCAGCCTTTGGAAACTTCTTCATTTGACCTGCTGATCTAGCACAATATGATTTACGTCTTTTAGCATCCTTACTTCCTTTTTTAACCTTACCTGTTACAGCAGTCTTTAATTTAGATCCGGGGTTCTGCCTACGATATTTAGCTACCCCTTTCTTTGTCATTCCAGCACCAGACTTGGTAGGACGTTTCATTCCCCTACCAATGGTAATGCCTTTCATATTACTAGGCTTTCTCTTTTTCTTTCTTACTGCCATAAGTGTATCTATATTTTTCTTTTAAGTATTCCGAAGTATCTTTCCAATAACCATTAAATGTTTTATAATTTTTTCTTTTAGGTTGTAGCTGTGTTGTATCTACTAAACTATAATTATCTTTTTTATCGTCTACAGATTTATTATATCTTTTTATAAACTCTTCTTTAGATACAACCTCTTTTACTTTACCAGTATATATTTCTATTATTTCCATTAATACATTTTCTTAGAATATTTAGCTTTACCAAATCCTCTCATAGCTTGACCAACACCACGAACCGGCCCACCTATATTTCTTTTAACTATCCCACCAGATTTTTTTCTACGAGTTAATCCTCTTTGTTTATTTAAATAGTCTCTTAAACTTAATCCAGATTTAGCTAGTTCTTCTTTTGTAACAGCAGCTAATTTTTTACCTCTTTTATCTCTAAAAGTTTTTTTACCCATTTTTTTAGCTTTAGCTATAGTTCTAGGTTCTCCTCCTGATAGTATATCTGCTGATTTAGTTTTTTTATTTTTTGATAAAAGTTTATTAGCTTCTTCTTTTTGTCTATTTTTAGCAGTTATTAAATTTTTAGAAAGTGATCTTTTAAGAGCTTTCTTTTTAATTGGAGCTTTTTTCTTAACTATAGCAGGAGCTTTCTTTTTAGATGTATCATCAATAGGTTCTTTTGCTAACTCATCTTTTCTTATTAAACCCATTCCTTCCATATATAAATAATTATCTCTTTCACTAGGAGGAATGTCATCAAAACTTTGAAGACTATCAGGACGATCTGATCCTGCACCAGCAGGTGAAGAATCAAAGTAGGCTAGTGCTGCTGCTGAAAAAGGATTAGTAAGTAAAAATTTACTAGGAGATGTTAAATATTTTAAATAGTCAGCCATTACTTAATTGCCTATTTATTTATAAAGAGAAGCTATAAGTTTATTTCCTACTCCACCACCATTAGCCATTTTAATAGTAGACTTTATTCTAGATGGATTTGTAACCTTACCTACTTGCATACCTCCTCTACGTTTAACAACTCCACCATATTTACGTTTAACTTGTCCTCCAGCTTTTTTACCTTTTGCTCCTCTTTCATCCATAACTTTTTGATAGTCTTGTTGATCTTGATAAGAAAAACCAGCATCAGCACCTTCTCTCATTTCCATCAATTCACTTTCAAAAGCAGAATCAATTTGTTTATCAGATTTAAAAGCATCTCTACCACCTCTTCCTTTGATAAATTTAGCTTTTAATTTTTCTTCAAAACTAAGTTTTTTAGGTTTAACATTTTCACCTATTGTAGCTTCTTCTGTATCTGTAAAACTTGCACCAGCATAATCTGGTTTAGGTGGTTTAGCAGTTGGTTTAGGTGGTTTAGAAGCAGTGCCAGCTTGTGCTTGTTGTGGTTTACTACCAGATGAACCAAGATAATACCCACCAGCACCAGCACCAGCTATTGCAGTACCTATAGCAATCATTTTTCCAGTAGGAGATTTAATAAACTTTTTACCTCCCTGACTTACAACAGTACCTGCCTTCTTTCCACCTCTCATTATAGTACTACCTAGTTTAAAGTCTGCTTGTTTATTTAAAACTTTTCCTAATCTAGTTTTACTAGTTGTTAAAGGTTTTTTAACTGTTGTTTTTGTACCTGTACCTGTTGTTTTTGTACCTGTACCTGTACCTGTTTTAATTCCCGGTTTTGTTTCTGGACCAGTAGGTGGTTTCTTTTTAGCTGGTTGAATTTTAAGGTTTGATTTTTTAAGTTTTGGTGTTCTTGGACCTTGCTGAGTTTGAGCCATTTTAAGTTTTTTCTGTGAAGAACTAAGTGGAACTTTATCTTGACCTAATGTTACAGCTTTATTTTTTCCAGAGCCTTGTGCTAATTTTGTTGCATTTGCACTGGTTAGTTTAATGGGTTTTTTAACTTTTTTAGCTTGAGCTTTAGTTGCTCCTTTTATTCCAAATTCTTTTGCTAATCTTCTTGCAACAGAAGGACCTACTTTATATACCTGCCCTCCTATAGTTATAAGACCTGATACTACACTCATAATTAATCCTCCACCTTAAATGATTTACCTTGTTGATAATCTTCATCAACTACTACGTCTTGAGGTTTACCTACAACGGATGGTCCTTTACGTGCAGCACCAAATCCTTGTCCAGTAGGCTTACCTACTATCTCATCCAATTTAGCTGGACGTTCTAGTCTTGTATGTGGACCTAATCCCATTTTAACTTCTCCTCTTTCTACGTTTCTTTAATCTTCTAGCTTCACTTAATGCTATAGCTTTAGCTTGCTTTAAATTTTTTACTTTCTTTTTTGACTTACCTATTTTAAGAGTACCTCTCTTAAATTCACCCATTACTTTTTTTATTTTCTTTTTGCCCGGCTTTTCAATTTGTTGCCTAGCACTACTTCTACTAATCATAACTTGCATCTACAACTTGACCACCTGTCATTTTATAGGTAATCTTACCACCATATTTTTTTCTTGTAGTTTTAAAATTAACAGGGTCATCAGAGGGACTGCTCATTTTTGTCTTCATTTTTCCATATAAAGGATTTACTTTTGTATAAGCTAAATCTACTTTTTGACGTTTAGGTGTTCCAAAACGTCTTCCTCTTGCTGCATCAACACCATATTGGTCTACCAACTCTTGATTAGTTTGTATCCGTCTATTTGCTTTTTCTCTTTCTGCTCTTTCTTGAAATTTACGAGCTTCTTTAGGACTTAGATACTGTTTTTCACCAGTAAACAATCCCTTCATTGTTCCAAATTTTTTTATCTTAGGTGGTGGTTTCTTCTTAAGTTTTTTTAATGTTTCTCTAGAATCATCTATAATACCTTCTCTTACTTTTTTAAGAAGTGCCTTTTCTTCTTTTGTAAAACTTTTCTTGTTTTTACTCATTTAATCCCCCTATGGTGCTGTCGGTGATAAAGTATCAGGACCACCAGCAGGAGATGCAGCCAATGCCATATCATCTTGTCTAGTTCTTCTAGCCTGATTATTAAGTTTTAATACTGAGTTTTGA